CACCTGATAAATTTATTGAGTACAATGAACATGTAGAGTTAACTGGCGGTGATTTTTCAGATGGCGCTGGTTGGGAATAACTTATGGAATGGATAAATGAGTATACATAGAACTAGAAAAGAAGATTCGGCTAGTTCGACTAGCCGCACAGCCTCAACACCGAAATATTTTCATGACGATATTGCTGACAGTCCTCGACATTTTGGTGTATATATGGGTATTGTAAAAAATACACAAGACATTCAACATATGGGAAGATTGCAAGTTTTTCTCCCAGACTGGGCCGGCGATGAAGATAATCGAAAAGATTGGAAAATAGTAAGTTATTGTGCTCCATTTGGCGGATCAACGCCAGCTATGGAAAGATTTTGGAAGCGTGATGTTGGTGAATATGATTATACACCAACAAGTTATGGCTTTTGGGCAGTGCCACCTGATGTTGGTAATAAAGTATTAGTAATGTTTATTAATGGTGATGAAAATCGCGGTGTTTGGATAGGTTCAATGTATGATACTTTTATGAATCATAATGTACCAGGCCTTGCGGCATCTGATAAACATAATAATCCAGAAGACCAAATACATAAATTTCAAAATACAACTGAATATAATAAATTTAATCGAGGAATTGGATCTCCTTTAGATCCGGCTGTGCGTCCTTGGCATAAAAGACAATATGAAAGAATGAGTCAAACAGCACAGCACGAAGACCCGTATAGAGGTTGGACTACAAGTTCTGCTCAACGAGAGACACCAAGTGCTGTATATGGAATGAGTACGCCCGGCCCTATTGATACTGAAGCAACAAATGTTGGTGAGACATATAAAAGATCAGGCGGCCATCAATTTGTGATGGATGATGGTGATAAAGATGGTAATAATAGACTTATTAGATTACGTACACGTGGTGGTGCACAGTTATTAATACATGATACATTAGGATTTGTTTATATTTGTAATAAAATGGGTACCGCATGGGTAGAACTTGATAGAAATGGCAACGTAGAAGTTTTTAGTAATAACTCAATAAGTTTACGAGCCAATGAAGATATTAATATGCGTGCCGACCGAGATTTTAATCTTGACATTGGTAGAGACTTAAATGTTTATATGCCAGCAGATTATGAAACAAATGAAGAAAAGAAAGATCAAACAGACATTGGTACTAATTTTGCATATTCAAAAACTGCTGGCTTGAAAACTCCTGTACCAAATGGTTCAATTGTATTACAAGTAAAAGAAGGCCAAGTACATACAACAGTTGAAAAAGGCGATGTATTTAATACAATCGGGGCCGGTAATTATTTTAATCAGCTTGATAATGGCAGTTATTATCGTACACTTTCTGCTGGACAATTTCATGGTCACACAACTGCAAATCATTTTCAAAAAGTTGGCGGCAACATGCAACTTGAATCAATTGGTAGTATGACAATTGCAACAGAAAATTCTATGATACTGGCGTCTAACAACCATACAAATATTTCAACTTTAGGAACTATGTGTGTTGATGTTAAGACTGATTTGTTTATGAGTGCTGGTAAAGATTTTCATAGAACAGCTGGCGGCATAATTGCAGAAGATGCCGCTAACATTTATCATAATGATGGTAATAGTCAAGAAGCATGGAGGATTGTTAAAATTGATGATACCTTTGGTGCGTTTTCTGCAAGTTTACCATTGTTACAAGAATTTGAAGATGTGATTAAATATGATCCTAAGATAGGTCCGGTAACTGAAAAAGTTGATCGCCGGTTAACTCGGTATCCAACAATGGAACCATACGGCGGCCTTTTTGGTGCACCTGGCGAAGGTACTATGATGCATATTGATGTGACAACAACTGGCGCAAGTGGTGTAGTAACAGGACCTACCGAAGCTGAAACACCAATACTAGTAGATGCACATGATAAAACAATTCCTACAGGAAAATTTAACGCAGAATCTACTTCTGATGCTGACTCTTCTAGTAAAGATATTAAAGTGCCAGATCCAATAGATGGTAAACCGCGGTCTACCTTTGCAGAGGGGCAATATGTTGGTACACATTATGATGCACAAGGTACTCCTCAGTATGAAAAAGTTGCTGAATCAGCATCTAAACCAGCTGCAATATGTGATTTGTCTGGCAAAGGCGTCGACCTTATAAAGTCATATGAAGGGCTAATACAGAATGCAGAAGTAACAGACGCTGGTGATACTATTATTGGTTATGGTCATAAACTTAATAAAGGAAAACAAGAGCAAACAGTAGTACAAGAAACAACAGCAACTGCTACAGAGGTTGTGCTACGTTCTACAGCAGATTGGCCACCATTTGGTACTGCAAAAGTCGGAAATGAAATAATCACTTGGGGTAATAAAACTGTTAATAAGTTATTGGGAGTTAAACGAGGCGTATCAGGTACAATACCACAAGTATTTAAAAAAGGTATAACGTGTACATTTCCTGGTGAATCATTTCCTGAAGGTATTACTCGGCAACAAGCAGATGCATTGTTTGATAATGATATAATTCCATGTATTGATGCAGTTAGAAAACTCAATATAAAACTTAATCCAAATCAAGCAGATGCTTGTATTAGTTTAGCACAGAGTCTAGGCCCAACAGCATTTTCTCAATCTACCGTTGTTGCGGCATTAAATCAAAATAACTTTGCAAAAGCAACAACAGAATTTATGCGATATAATAGAGCACCAATAAAAACACTTTCATTTGAACATGGTTCTCTTAGTAATGTACTAAGAACTCTAGTTAATCCAGGTTTAACTCGTCGTCGTGCCGAAGAAGCAAAATTATTTTGTATCCCTGCTACATCAGGTTTGAGAGCCGCTGTTAATACCAGATCTGGTAATCGCAGGGCAACGACATATGATGAGCTTAAAGGTAATATTTCTGATAATTCAGTTTTAATGTCAGCATTGATTAAAAATTAATTTTTTGTCATATACTTATAACCCTTTATAAAGAAATCAGATAAATAATTAAAACGGTATATAAGAATGGCAAACACACCAAATTTTATTGGATTTAGTACAATTAATAAAAAAAAGCCACCTTATACTCTGACTGATTTTGAATTGGTAAAAGTAGATTTGTTAAATCATTTTAATACAAGAAAAGGTGAAAGAGTTATGCTTCCTGAATTTGGAACTATAATTTATAATTTATTAATGGATCCATTAGATGACACAACTAAAGATTTAATAATGGAAGATGCTACTCGCATTATTGATGAAGAGCCTAGAGTACAGTTAGATACTATGAAGTTATCAGAACTTAATAGTGTAGTTTTATTAGAAACGCAATTGACATATTTGCCTAATGGCGTAACAGAAGAACTTGCTATACAATTTGATATCGATGCACAGGAATAATATAAATGGCACAAGCACAACGACAAAGTAATTTATTTGCCGCAGAAGATTTTAGGACGATTTATAGAACGTTTAGTCAAATTAATTTCACTGCGTATGATTTTGATACTATCAAAGATGCAATGATTGATTATTTACAAAATAACTTCCCAGAAGATTTTAATGATTTTATTGAGAGTAGTGAATTTGTTGCTATTATTGAATTGCTTGCATATATGGGGCAAACAATTGCATTTAGGCAGGATTTAAATGTTAGAGAAAACTTTTTAGATACAGCCGAACGTAAAGAAAGTGTATTACGTTTAGCTAATATGTTAAATTATGCACCAAAAAGAAATATACCAGGTACAGGTTTAGTTAAATTTCATTCTATTAGGACTACAGAAGAAGTATTTGATAGTAATGGCACTAATTTGTCTAATCAAACCGTTATATGGAATGATGCTAATAATACTGACTTTTTAGAGCAGTTTATTTTAATATTAAATAAAGCATTTATTTCGCAAAACCCATATGGTACACCTGTTAAAAAAGGTACACTTAACACTATACCTACAGAAGTATATCAGCTTGATGTAGTAAAAAATCAAAATGTTGTTTATAAACTAAATGCAACAGTTAATGGCCAAGGAACTCCATTTGAGATGGTAAACACTATTTTTGATGATAAGTTGTTTGTTAAAGAAGTAGAACCAAATCCTTCAAATAGCTTTGGTATTCTTTATTTAAATGATGGATTAGGTCATGGCAGTGCGTCAACTGGTTTTTTTAGTTATATAAAACAAGGAACATTAAATCATAGTGATTTTAATTTATCTGTTCCCTTGGCCAATAGAGAAATTAATATTCCTACAAAAAATATTAATGAATTTGATGTATGGATTCAGACAATAGATGGCAATGGTACAATTTTAGATACATGGACAAAAGTGCCTGCGATCGCTGGCACTAGTG